TTCGCTCATCGCAACCAACGCTTGCCGTACCGATCAGCATCATCCCGATGTGTAGCCCAACTCTAGGCATGCCCAATGGAGTTCCTCTCCGCACATCAATCCCAAGGTCCGTTCATGGCCGTTTGCGGCCATTGGATCTCACACTATGGCTACGGGCAAGACCCCGGCCTCAGCAAACCCATCGTAGCGCGCATGTAGCGTGACCCGGGTGCAAGTCCTCCCGCCCCCGACGGCCCGGCCTCACCCGCCGGGCTGTTTGCGTTTGGCGAACCGCCCACCGCTGCGCGGCTGTGTTGCTGCCTGCGACGGGCGATTGCTCGGATCAATCGCACGGAGGAAAAGGTAGGCCTTTAGCTCCAGCAACTCGTGCGTGTTCGCGAAGTACCGACCTCCGCGCTTCTGGATGACGCGGTGGACGAACGAATCCTCTGCGCGCGCGCGCCTTAGATTCCGTTCGTCATATTGCATGAACCGCGCGATGTAGCCGTAGCCCGCCACCTCATCTTTCATTTCCATCCGGCGCAGGAACGGCCCATCGACCGTGCTCCTTCGCGCTTCATGCAATTCGGAAAACCACTCCGTAATGCTCCGCATGAGATCTGGCTCATACAGCTTCCACTCCTTCCAGAGCGGCTGCCGCGTGGCTCTGCCGCCGCGAATCTGCACTTTATTTTGTCCACCCACCGTAGCCGCCCGGTTTGCCGTTTCGTTCCCGCCGCATCCTTCGCTTCGCCCCCGGGTCGGTCCCCGGGGTCGGAGGAAAGTATGCCCGTCCCGACTCGTGCAGCAAAGACAAGTGAACGCTGGTTTACCCGCACCGAAGTTCGTGCGCTGAGCGGCGCTCCGGATAACCACTCGCTGCGCGAGGCGCAAGCCGCCGGTCTCGTCGCGCCGCAGCGCCTCGCCAACCGCATGCTGATCTACACCGAGGCGGATATCCGCGCGCTCCGCGACGAGCGCCGCCGCCGTGGGCTGCGCGTGCCGTCGGTGGCCGGTTTCGACTGATCGACACCACGCCGTGGACCTGCTCGATCACCTCACCGACGACGACCGCGAGGCGCTGTATGCGTTCCTCGCGCAGTCGTTGCTGGAGTTCATCGAGCAGGAAGCGCAGCAGGCCGCGGCTGAGCCGCCACCACCGCCGGAGCCCGAGCCACTACCCGACCGCAAATGAAAACCCCCGGGCAGTGGGCGCTGACCGGGGGCTGGAGCGAGCAATGAAGGAAGCGAGAGCTATTTTCCCCGATCCGGCTGTGCCGGCAAAGCCTATTGATGAATTTCAGCCGCGTGCCGGCGGTGCGTCGTGAGCGCGCACATGCTAGTCGCCACGCGCATCGGCGGCGATGTTGAGTTCGAGCGGCGCGCTGTGGACGATCCGCGACCGCTGACCGCCGATCAAGCCGCGTTCCGCTGCATCCGCGACAAGGACCGCGGCTGGATCTACGTCACCGCCGAGCACGACGAGTTCCGCTTCACCTGCGACGGCAACGACGATGAGCAGTTGGCGCGCACGATGCTGCGGTGGGAGCTGTTGGCTCGGGACTTGCCGGAGCGCGACTGGCGCATACCGACCGCGCTGACCGGCGCAGTCATCACGCCGTCCACGCCGGCTTGGATGGCGCGAGCGATCGAGGAGGAACGCGCCGCGGTGCTGCGCCAGATGGAGCGCGACTGTGAGTGAGGCGCAGGAGGAGCCGCGCGCCGCCCCCGCGGCAGAGGCGTTCCGGGCGCTGGTCGCGAAGCACGAGCCGCGCGCACGCGACGCGGTAGCCGCCGGCATCACCGCCATCTTCACCCACACGCCACCGAGCGCGCTGGATCGCCCGTCGTGGACGCCGCTGTTGTGGATCGCACGAGCCCTCGGCGACGACATCCTGATCGGCAAGCTCAAGAAGGTCGTGCTGGGCACGAAGCGCTGGGCACAAGAGGACGTGGACGAAGCGCTGGCCGAGACGCCCGACATCAACGACAAGGTCCGCGACGCGCTGGGGATGCTCGACCTTGATGCGCCGCCGCTGGACGTGATCGCGTTCACGGCGGAGGAGTTGCTTGGTCCGATCGAGCCGGTGCGCTACCTGATCGAAGGGCTGGTGCCGTGCGATGCGTACACGCTGGTCGCCGGAGCGCTCAGCGCCGGCAAGACGACCTTCGCGCTGTCGCTGGCGATCTGGCGCGCCACGGGCGAGGACGTGCTGGGGCTGAACTTCGGGGAGTTGCTGCGCCGGGCGGAGGCTGGGCCCGTCTCGTACATCACCTACGAAGATCCCGCGAGCATCATCCGGCGGCGACTGATGATCGTCGTGCAGGCCATGCACCGGCAACTCGACCACGAGCACGGTCGCGTGCGGGCCGCCGAGTTCATCGCCAACCTCGTCAAGCACCTGCGCATCGTCCACCTCACCGGCCAGCCGGGTGCGCAGCTCGTCGTGCGCAGCCAGTACGGTCAGCCGGAAGTGAACCGGGCGCAGATCGAGGCGCTGGTGGCGACGCTCAAGGCGCATGCCGCGGCCGAGCACCTGATCGTGCTCGATCCGCTGCGGCTGGCGTTCTCCGGCTCGCAGAACGATGACAACGGCGCGGACCTCGTGGTGATGGTGCTGAACGACCTGAGCACGCGGCTCCGGGACTCGGCGCTGCTATTGCTCTCCCACGTCACCAAGGCGATGGCCGCCGACCAGGGCAACAACCGGGTCGCGCTCGCCTACGGCACGAGCGGCTCTGGCGTTTACTCGCAGCACGCCCGCAGCAACATGCACATGGGGCGGCTGGAGCCGCAAGCAATCGAGCGCTTGCGGCAGCGGCTGAGTGAGGACTGCCGGCTGACGGACGAGGAGGTGCAGCGCCGCTCCGTCACGACCCTGACCCACGCCCGGCTGAGCCACGAGGCCGAGGGCGCAGATGCGCACTTCGTGATGCGTCAAGGGCTGCTGATCCCGCTACGCCTCGCCGAGGGACGAGCGCCGGAGTCGGTCATGACCCGGCTGCGCCGCGAGTGGCCGGAGGTGGCCGAGGCGATCCAGCGCATCCATTCCGAGGGTGGCCGCGCCTCGCCCGAGACCCTGCAAGGCAACGCGACACTGCGCCGAGACCGGACGCGGGAGGACGTGCGCGACCTCATCCGCTCCATGGCGTCTCAGGGCTGGATCGACGTGCAGGGCAACACCCGCAACCGGGTCTTGGTCATCACCGATCTGGGCCGTCAACTCCTCGGCGGGAATGCCGCGGGAATCGATGGAGCCGCGTGATGATGACGGCTCTCCGATTCCGCCCGCTATTCCCGCCGTGCCCTAAGGGAGAGAAACCGCGGCGGGAATCCGCCGCCGGTCTCTCCCTCCGCTCCCTTGACTCCCGCGGAGCCGCAATGGCGGGAATCCGCGGGAATGGCGGGAAAGGGCATGCACCCCCGCGGCCCAGACGGATGCGCCTTGCCCGGCGGCCACCGGAGCCCATGCAGGCGGCCCGCTCGCCCGCGGCCCAGCCGGACGCCCCGCCCTCGCCCCGCGACCACGCCCGCGGCTCCTCCTGTGGCCGGGCGACCCTTCCCGGCCCCGCGGCCCGGGGGGGAGCGGTCGATGCGGGAACAGTCGCGCCGGAAACCTCGCCCCCAGCTCTTTTTTCACCCCGCCGGTAAGGAGATCCCATGACCGCCCGACTGCCCGCTGAAGTCCGTGCCCTCCGCGGCACAACCCGCAAGGACCGGGACGTGACCCCGGCTCCAGCCACCCTCCTCCCGGCCGTGACGACCGCGCCGCCGGCCCCGGGCTGGCTGACGCACCCGGAGGGCATCGCGGAGTGGACCCGGGCGGCCCGGGCGCTGGTCGCCTGTGGGCTGCTGCGGGAAGGGTCGCTCGCCACGCTCGGCCACTACGCCCAACTGCATGCGGCGATGACGGACGCCTACGCCCGGGCCGAGGCACCGCCGGCCGCCTACTACGCGGCGCTGCGCAATCTCGCCGCGAGCCTCGGGCTGGTGCTGCCGCCGACTGCACGCACTCCGACCGAACCCAAGGCGGTCAACCCGTTCACCAAGTTCAAGCGCCTCCCCGGAGCCTGACCCCGTGTGCGAGGTCGAGGACCGCGTCCGAGTGCTGGAACGCGCCGCCATCGCACGCGGCTACCTCGTCAGCGGCGACCAGTACGTGTCGGAGACGTGCGCGGCCGAGTTGATCGGCGTCGAGGTCAACACGCTGCGCGGCTGGCGCTATGGGTCGCGTCCGCTTCCGTTCCGGCGGCTGGGCGGCGCTCGCGGACGCGTGTGGTACGGGCTGCACGCCCTCGCCCGGTTCCTGATCGAGTGTGAAGCGTCGGAGGAGCGGTGAAGTCACGGCGAGTCACGGCGAGCGTGAGTGCGTTTCCAGCAAGCCGCCGAAAATTGCCTCAGACCGAATCCGGAGGAACGCATTGATGACCGAAACACCATCCCGCGGAGCAGTCGATTTCATCAGCTACGCGAAGTGCCTAGCGCTCACCAAGGGCGACGTGAACGCCGCGCTCGGCGCAGCCGAGTCCAATCCCCGAGTGCCCGAGCGCGTGCGCACCATCCTGCGCAGCGCAGTCCAGACCGGCACGACCACGGACCCGCTTTGGGCCGGCGCGCTGACGGACTACAAGATCGCGCTCAACGGCCTCCTCGAAACACTGCGGCCTCGCGAGGTGTTCACGCGCATCAAGACCGACGGCGCTGCACTGATCGTGCCGTTGCACACGCGGGTCGTAGCAGCCAACGTCGGCGCGCACGGGTCGTCGGTCGCGGAAGGCGCACCGAAGCCGCTGACGCGGCTCACGCTCGCCTCCAACGCAATCCCGGAGCGTAAGAGCATCGCGCTCGTCGTTTTCTCCGATGAACTCGTGCGCGCCCCGGGTGCGGAGGCGTTGATCGGTCGCGAGCTACGTGGCGCAGTCGCGGACGCGACCGACTCGGAATTCCTGGCCGGCCTGATCGACAGCAGCGTGCCGACCGTGACCGGTTCCGGCCCGACGGCTGCGGACTTCGGCACGGACCTCGCGGCAGCGCTCGCGTACCTCCGGCTGCACGCCGGGTCGCGGCTGTACCTCGTCGTGACGCCCGACGTTGCGGCGCGGCTCGCAGTGAAGATGACGAACGGAGTGCTGGCCTTCCCCGATCTGGCGGTGGATGGCGGGTCGGTCGCCGGGATCACCGTGTTGGCCTCCGACAGCCTGCCGCCCGCGGCGGGCAGCGACACGTCGAACGCGATGCTGATCGACGCCGCGGCGCTCGCGCTCGCTGACGACACGCTCGTCTTGAGCGCTTCGCGGCAGGCCGCGTTGCAGATGGACGACGCGCCGAGTGCCGGTGCTGCGGCGATGGTCTCCCTGTTCCAGAGCAACCTCGTCGCGCTGCGAGCGGAGCGGTATTTCGGCTTCGAGCAAGTGCGCGGCGACGGCGTGGTGGTCATCGAGGAGGCAGCATGGTAACGAAGCAGAAACTGACGCTGGCCGAAGTCCGCGCACGGCAGGCACGCGAGGCCGAGGCGCTCGCCGCGCTCGGGCTGACCGGCAAGTTTGCCGACATGCCGCTCGACATTCGGAAGTTAGCGGTGATCGTCGCGGACCTCGTGGCCGCGCAGTCCTCGGGGAAACGGAAATGACGCGCTCGGAACTGGCGGCGCTCAGCAAGGCGCTGGCGCGGACGCTCGATGAGCACGTGATCGAGCGGATGCGGCCCATGTCGGCCCGGCTCGACAAGCTCGCCACGCGGCTCGACGCGCTGGAGCAAGCGAAGTCGGCCGCCTCGCGACCGCCATCCAAGACGATGCGCAAGCGGGTGGGCCGATGAGCCGCGTGGACGAGTCCACGCTATCCGACGCCGTGCGCTATGGCCTGCGTGAGCTGCGCGCGAGCAACAATCTCGCCAGCGTCACGCCGATCGCGGCAGACGACGCGGGCGTGCTCTGCATCGTGGTCCCGATTGCGCCCGGCGCCACCGTCGGCGACTGGGCGCAGCCGACCGAGCCGTTCCTGCTCATGATGCCGGCGCCGGTCAATTGACGCGAGGTACTGAGATTTCGCCCCGCAAGCGCCGGCTCATCATCGAGGTCGCGGCCGTAGGCGTCGCGTTGCTGCTCGTCGCGGCCGTGGCCGCGGCTGCTCGGTGGCTCGGCTCATGACGCCCGACGAGCGCCGCCGCGAGCTGCACGCGCTGCTCGTGCGTGCGGCCGAACTCGAAGCCCAGCGTCAGCAGGCGATCCGCGGAGCGTCACCCATCGCCGTGCAGGCGCTGGAGAACGAGCTGCGGCGGCTGTGGCGCAGGTTCGCGGCGTTGGACGAAGGCGCGCCGACGCCGGGCGTGTAGTGGGCTGAAATTCGCGCACAGGAAATCTCAGGGTATCCGTGCCAGCGCTGCGCCGCGCACATGAATTTCCAGCGTGAAACGTATCGCTCGAAAACAGCGTTTTTTGGCCGAAATTCTGGACCTCACTGCATGCAAGTTCCTGAACTACATGACGACGCTGCCCACGGCCCCACCGGCACACGAAAATTTCCTCGGGCCATCCCGGCCCACGAGGAGACGACGATGAGCAAGCAGACGAAGCCCACGAGCAATACCACGAAGCCCGCCCCGAAGTCCCGCAAGGCGCGGCCCGCCGCGAAGAAGTCCGCCCCCGCACGCAAGGCGCAGGCCGCGGCCCCGCGCGTCGAGCAGAGCCCGGGCGCACCGAACGCCGCGCTGAGCAAGGCGGTCGCGAAGACGTGGAAGGATCCAGCGGTGGCGAAGGCGCGCACCACGCGGCACGGCGTCCGCATCGGCAACAAGCACTACTCCAGCATGGGGCAAGCGTTCGTCGATCAGGGCTGGTCGCTCGGGCGCATGCAGCGGGTGCGGCTGATCGTGAAGCGGGAAGGCCGCGCCGACTTCGAAGGCAAGACGATCACGTTGGTGAAGGAGTAAGCGACATGCGAGCAGCACTCTACGCCCGCTACTCGACCGACAAGCAGAAGGCCGAGTCCGACGAGGACCAGCTCGCCCTCCTCCGCAAGCGCTGCGCGGCGGAAGGCTGGACCGTCGCCGGGGAATTCTCCGATCCCGGCATCAGCGGCGGCACCGCCAACCGCCCCGGCTACCAGCGCATGCTCGCCGCCACGCGCCGCAAGGCGTTCGACGTGGTGGTGGCCGAGGACACGTCGCGGCTGTGGCGCTCGATGGCCGAGCAAGCCCCGCGGCTCGCCGAGTGGAAGGACCTCGGCATCGCGCTCGTGACGCTCTCGGGCATCGACAGCCGGCAGCAAGGCTTCGCGCTCGTCGCGCCGATGATGGGCGCGTTCGCGGAATTGGCGCGGACGGAATCGAGCTACCGCACGCGCCGCGGTCGCAAGGCCGCCGCCGAGCGCGGCCTGTGGACCGGCGGCAAACCCTACGGCTACGACACGGTGCCGGTGAGCGAGGGGTCCACGTCCACCCGCCTCGTCATCAACGAGGAGCAGGCCGTGGTGGTGCGCCGCATCTTCACCGAGTACGCCGAAGGCGCCTCACCGAAGGCGATTGCGATGCGACTCAATGCCGAGCGCGTGCCCTCGCCGGGAGCGACGTGGAAGCGGACCGGCGAGAAGCGCCGCGACGCGAAGTGGACTGGCTCCGCAATCGGCGGCCAACCCGAGAAAGGCACCGGCATCCTCAACAACTGCAAGTACATCGGCCGCGTC